TTGTGAGGACTATTGATGCTGCTGGGTGGAAATATAACTGTAGTCGCCATTTTTCTCTGCCGCCATTTTGTGGCCACTTATCAGCTAGAAGCAAATTTCAGATACAAAAAAACCACCTTGAGGTGGCCTAAGTGCTTGATTTAATTGGTGCCCAGGGTCGGACTCGAACCGACACAGTATCACTACCGGCGGATTTTGAAACCGTCGATGGATAATGACAGAATATTAAATCATTGAATATAAAGAGTTTATTTTTGTGTGTTATCAATGGATAGAATATCGGCGAATGGCTGTCGCCACTTTGCCGCCACTAAAAAAGTCGGGATCATGATGTTCAATAGGGTCAGTTTTTAACGATCCAGAAGAGAGATTTTTCTCAGAAGCGTGAGATCTGATAGTTCTTTTAGTGTATCCCCCGAATTCGGACCATCATGTTCATAGCAATGATGTCATCAATCCAGTGTAACCCGGTATTCAAACAAAAATATCACCAGCAAAGAGCCATGGCGTAGTGCAAAGTCACCCGGGATCAATCAGGCATTATCACTTGATTACTTAAAATCCGAAGGGCTTTACTCACTACGTGATGGATGGATTGCGCTTCACCATTCTAAATGAAACGCCCTGTGCGGAGCCGCATGCAGGGTGTTGTGGGGGCTGGAGGCTAGAAACCTCCGGCTACCCGATTAGCCGTTCAGTTGACTGACATCACCACCAATTGCTTTTAATATTGGACGCATAAAAAATGCTTGCCCTTCATTGGGGTCATCAATCTCCTGTGGGGAAAGTGTTGGCATTGCTTCTTCACTTTCCCTAATAATTTTCCACGAAATACTCTTTTGGATGTTAACAGAATCAATACCTATAACTTGGAGCTTTTCCTCAACGATAGGCATTTGATGAATAGCTTTTGATGACCCTAGTTTTGTACTTCTTACCCAAAGTTCAGAAATCCAAACAAAGCCATGAGCATTAATAATTTGAGCTCGATCAGCGGCATATCGCCAGAAAATATACTTGTCAGCTTGATCATCAAAGCTAGTACTAAGTAAATCTATGACTTTATAATTGCGGTCAAAGAACATAAGAATAGGTATATGGTATCCATCTGATTGAAATGTCAACTTTGCCATTTGGGAATAAAAATCAACCAAACTTTCCATAGAGTCAATTGTCTGTGCGGTCCCAGCAGATCTGACTCGTTCCTTAATCACATCAGGAACGCTTTTACTGTCATAGGATACTGAAGTATGCGTTAGCTTGCCTTCAGAGAAGTTTTTGAGTTTTAGGTAATTTACATGCCTTACTTCTTCTCGCATTGAGTCAAATGATGCAGGCTTAGTTATAGCTTGATCTATAGGGTTACCCACAAGTTCACCTAAGGACTTACAACAATCATACATTCGCGCATATATAAGAGATAGAGCATGTAAAAGTTCATAATCCTTCAGAGTATTCGCAACCCAGCGTCTTTCAGCTTTGATGACAGCTGCGTCTGTTACACCAGAAGGTAATTTCTTTTGCGCTAAGCGAACCAACCTTTTTACACTGACACCAAGTAACTCTTCTCTTGAGGTAATTTCAATATCTTGCTCTTCAATATAAGAAAATAATAGTGTGGCTTTTGCGCTACTATATATTTCCAGGTCACCTTGTTTTTCAATGGTATTTCTTGAGTTTTTCGCCCAAGTCATTAGATGATCACCTTGCCACTTTTCAACAACATTGACTGGATACCAATCATCGTACCCAATAATCTCCCTATTATTCTTTTGTATTATAAAAGTAACAGTTCGAGAGGTTTGAAGGAATTGGTTTAGGTTCAAACGAAATAGCTCAGGATCAAAGTAGGTCGTTGCACATGCATTAAGCAAATGGGCGAGATCTTTCAATCTTCTTTCCCAAGGCTTCTTATTCATTATATTTCCTTAAATTTGCGAGTTTTCATGGAACGGCTAACTTTAAGCTAAACGGCGGCACTTGGTGCCGTCTAGTGAGCAGCGCGAACGGGTTTGAGCGCCTTGTGTACGCCCAGCATGGGCATGAACTTATGAGGTGAAAGTCCTCTGTAGGAAGATCACCGTTGTTTAACTCTTTGTTATGCAACGCTTAACTACTAGCGAATGGCAATGGCAAACCCGTGAGGATTTGTCTGAAGGAAGCCGCTAGCAAATCTGCGAGCTGATGAACAAGAACATCATATGAGGCGTAGGCTGAAGGTGAGTTGGCACAAGACAACGAAACCATGTGATCTAACGGCCACCGTAAATGATGCAGCAGTGCAGAGACAGTTCATGTTCTTATCTGGGGAGATTTGGGCGTGCATGTTCAAACAGTAGTTGCATGTGGTATCACCAGTAAAGGGCCATGGCGTAGTGCAAAGTCACCCGGGATCAATCAGGCAGTATCACTTGATTACTTAAAATCCGAAGGGCTTTACTCACTACGTGATGGATGGATTGCGCTTCACCATTCTAAATGAAACGCCCTGTGCGGAGCCGCATGCAGGGTGTTGTGGGGGCTGGAGGCTAGAAACCTCCGGCTACCCGATTATCCGCACCCACAACATCCATCATTTCTTGATAGTGCTTTTCGTCCAGTTCATTTATCCAGTCAAAAATATCTGAAATGACTGAAACGCCTTCACCAATCAGGTTTTCAACAAAGTCTTCATTCGTTTCAATAAAGTCGTTATGTGAATACTCATTAATGAACTTTCGAATCTTTTCTTTTCCTTCGTCTTTTGGGTTCTGACTTGCTGAAACAGCCGCATTAAACAAGTTAGCGAAATTCCCCCGGTTCTTTGGAAATTTGAAGGACAAGAAGGATTCAAGTAGTTTACGGGATAAGTTGGCTGCAAGAAAATGATCGTCCGTTTCAAACGTTTGTTTATTCTTTAACGAATGCAGCCGTGAAAATATGTAATGGTATTCTGAATTATATAAGGTTAACGCTAGTTCGGCGTCTGTATAAGTTGATGTTCGTGGTACTTCGTTGCTTGCCTTAACAACATAAAAGTTTGCAATATTCTGATTGTTGTGGTTATTCTTTCGTGAAATCCAATCACGAACCAACTTGAAGAACGTGAAGTTGTGGGTAAGAACAAATAATTGTTTTGCTTTTTCACAATTCACTTTCATAAATGAATAAGCATGAAAAAGGTGATTGGAATCGAAACTTGAAATTGGGTCGTCCACAACAACAATAGTCTCTTCAATGTTGTTGTCATTTTCTTTAAGCTTGGTTATGAAGTAGACGAAGGCAATAGCCGTTTTTTCACCTTCACTTAAATTCCCGTCAACCTTTTCTGAATCGTTACGAAGTATTTCATACCCTTTTTTAACCGGATTGAACCGAAGGGTTAATTCACTGCGCCCAAGAAACTTATGAAGTGATTCATTAAATTGGTCAGCGCCCACACCTTCATTTGAAAGTGAATCTTCAAGTGTTCGGATTTCTGTGTTTCTAGTGCTAATTGTTGTTTTTAGCGTTCCATTTATAGATGTTCGATCAGCAAATTCCTTTTGCTTATCGTGATAACCGAATGACTTAACTTCAGTCGCAGCGTAGTGAAGTTCAAGTTTCTTTTTGGCCTTGTCGGTTTCTTCTTTAAAATTTTCTGACTTGTGATTGTGTTTGCCAACAGCCGTACTAATGGCGATCATGGCATCGTTGAACGCCTTTATGGATGTTTGACTGATAACTTCAACCGTTAGACCTGTTTCAAGTGGATTAACTATCTTCTCTTTCAATACAGTGTGCCAAACCGTTATTTCTGCGTTTAGGTCTTTTATTGCTTTTTCCAACGCTGTACATGCTTCGCTGTACCCATTTTTTAATTCGTCGTAAAAATCACTTTCGGCGGGTAGCATTGGAGGTTGAATATATTGACCGGCAAGCCAGCCATCAGCACTTGCAAGCCGAATTTGAAAGGCTTTGTAATCGTCATTAAAGTGGGCTTCAAGTTGCTTGGTGCGTTCTTTAGTAATGGTGTTGCCACAAAATTCACATTGGTTTGTGTCGTGGCGCTTGTGAAGGTCAAGACCAGTTTCAACCCAAGATTTTATATCACCATGATCAACAAGCCGCTGAATAGTTTGGCTGACCACGCTAGTTTTAAAAAGATCGTCAAGTCGTTCTTTAGCTTTAGTGAAAGTTTCTTGACTAATAGCATGTTTGTTAAAGGTGATAGGGGACTTTTGATCAGGCTTCGCGGCATTGGTTAATTCAACAATTTTTTGATCATTAAGAAGTGAGTCGTCCGACTTGCATTCTTCAAGGTGGTTTTCTATGAACTTTCCAAATTTACGCTTATCGTAGTTGAGGTAGTAACTGTCTGTCGTATCAATGGACTGAAGACTTGTCTTCATGTGTCGCGCGCTATCGGTTTCAAACTTTGAAATAGCGCTATCAAGTTTTCTTATTGCTTCAGCTTCAGTAGCGTGTTTCTTGCTATCTACTTCTTGTTCTTGTTTTAGTTTTTCTAGTTTTTTGCGTTCTTCAATCTTTTCTTTATCAACAAGCAATATGCTTTTTACAACACTATTCCATGAGATATTTTCGTCAATAAAGTCTTGGTTAAAGGTGTAAACGTTAAGGTCAGAATCCGCCACGTTTGCTGGTGTGATTGCCGTGCCAGCGTCCACGTTTACAGTGAATTCCGAAGAAGGAAATTTACTTGACGTGGCTTTATTTTCGATGCACCGAAACACCCTCGAAAGCGTGGATTTTCCGCTCCCATTCCAGCCATAGAATAAATTGTACTTTCCGAAGTCTTTAGCGTGCGCATTCGTATGGTTTTGGAATATACCGAACTGCTTTAATTTTTGTATATTTTTTATTGACATGACATCCCTGACCTTAAGCTATCTCCGAACTAAATTTACGTATAACGCCGAGTTCAGCGGCAGTTTTTAAGTTGTGGTTTTATGGAATACTTTTGCGCAGCAAAACCATAAAACTGCAACTTAAAAACTGTCCAGCACGTGAATCGTGCGAGCTGCAACGACTTGTTATGCTTCTTAGTAATGCACGCAAGAGCCAAAAAACACTTCATTATTTTCTAGAAAAACAAAAGGTTTATTATTACCAGGTTCAAACTCGTCAATTGTTAGTGCATATATATTTGAACCAACACTGACACCTTCGCTAACTTTTAGAGAAGCGATTACCTTATAAGAATTTTCTTTTGAGCCTAAATCAATAACCTGAGGCTTCGTAATGTATGAATTTTTCAAAGAGCCAACCATGATTCCAGTTTTTCGATCAACAGTGAACTCCTGCCCCAGAAAGGATTTTAAAATTACATCTTCTTTAATTGTAGATTCGAAAACTCTATCAATTTTGCACTTATAATCAAATGCCAATGTATTAGCAGAAAAAAGCAATGAATAAAGAACCCATGTAAACTTTAGAAGATCGGATTTTTTCATTTAGAACTACCTTCTCATTTAGCATAACAATTTATTATAAGGACAAATTCCTTTTTTAAATCATGAATATTTCCGTATTTGTATATTACATAGAAAATATTTATCATATTATTCATATAGATATGATTTTTTCACAGATCTTATACGGAATTAATCTGTATTGTTGGATAAAACCAATATTCAATACGACAACAAAAGAAACCATCAACCTTGGTTTGGGTGCGAATGGGTCTAAATAGAGTCATAGCTACCGCAGCTCGCACAAGGCGTCCTTATCCGATATAGCATCCATTCATACACTGTTGATAACGTTATACCTGTCAGATTTTGCATTCAAGGAAAGAGCATGCATTTTGTCTCAAAAAGTTAAATTTTAGAAAAATTTTATAATTCAGGTTTGGTATTGTGCAAAGTTTCTTTTCTGATGTTTCCAATTGGGTTCAAACGTACCGCGTCTTCCAAATGGTCTGGTGCAAAGTGTGAATAACGCATAGTCATCTTGATATCGGTGTGTCCAAGAATTCTTTGTAAAACCAGAATATTCCCACCATTCATCATGAAGTGACTGGCAAAAGTGTGGCGTAATACATGGGTAAGCTGGCCATCAGGTAGTGCAATGTTGCAACGATTGATGGCTTTGCCGAATTCTGCATAGCAATTGCGGAACAAACGGCCATGTTTTTTAGGCAGTAATGCGACCAGCCAATCAGCAATCGGGACTGTTCTGTTTCGCTTTCCTTTGGTTTTGGTAAAGGTCAGGCGGTTGTGGCTGACATTAGCCTGTGTCAGTGTTTCAATTTCAGACCAACGAGCTCCGGTTGAAAGGCACAGAATAACAATCATCCACAAATCGAAATCTGGTCTGCATGTTATCAGTAGTTTATCGATTTCATCCTTGGACAGAAATGCCTGTTCAGATTCCTGAACTTTGTACTGGCGGATCACCTCCAGCGGGTTTGCTTGTTTCCATTCGCCTAGACGGCTCAGTTCATTAAAAACGGCCTGCAGGTAAAGCAATTCCCTATTGATGGTTGTCGGTGATACTTTTCGCCGTTGTCCTGGGATGAATAGTTCACCTTCCAGACGTTTTTCCCGATAGGCAGCAAAATCCTTGGCTGTGAATTTGATTGCTATCGGATCGTTCAATGCGCTAGCCATCCAGAGCAGTTTACGGTAACGCCGTTCACCATCGGCGAGAGTCTGTCCGTGCTGACCATGCCAGAGTTTGATCAGACCTGAAAGTTTCTGGCTATCGGATTTTGTTTCTATTTTTTCCCATGTTCCTTTTTTGGCTTCGTTCATTAGCCAGCTTTCCCAGTTGAGCGCTTCGCCTTTGGTCGTGAACTTTTTACGTTTCCGTGGGCCGAGTCGGCCATCTGGGTAACATTCTGCTATCCAGGGTTTTTTCGAGCCGTCTTTCAAATTTCTTACTGTCATAGTTAGTTAAGTATTGCCAAGAATACTGTTATTATATACAGTAAATTGTAAGGATAAACGTTTGATTTATATCATTTAAACCTGACAGCAAATGAATCTGCTATGAGTGGGCAGCATTGGCTCCACTAGTTAAACTAGCTGGGAGCTAATGCTGAGAACTACACGTGTAAATGGGTTGGAGGAGGAAAGATGAAATGCGTTAATTGGCTAGAATTTTTTACCAGCCCATACCACCCGTCCGATCACATGCAGTTGGCTTCTGTCTTCTTTGGCTATTTTGGTACTGCTGTAAGCTGGATTATCCGATTTGATAAGAACAGATCCAAGCGGCTCAAATTGCAGGCGTTTTACAAACAAACCACCTTCATGTCTGATGACGTACAACCCATCACGAGGAGCATCTCCATTAGTCAGTAAAATCAGAATAACGTCGTTGTCACTGATGGTTGGCTCCATGGAGTCACCCTTAGCCCGGATGATCGCCAATCGCTCTGCTGGCAAACCTTCTTTCCGTAACCAGTCTGTTCTAAATGACATTGGTTCTGTTTGTAGTTCGTGTTCTACGGTGGCGCCATGACCAGCTGATGCATGAATAGCGTACGAATCAATGAGAGTAAATTCATCATCGTTGGCTGGTACTATGCTAGAAATCGTTGATGTATTAGATGATCTTTCTATATTGCTAATGGTTTCAAATGATGGTGTTTCTCCAATGCCAAGGCATAACCAAGCAAAATCAACATTTGCAGCTTTTGCTATAGCAGCTGCTTTTTCGACAGATGGTACTGATCCCGCGAAGTAGTTATGAAGTAAGGAACTACTAATCCCAACTCGATTGGCAAATTTTCTGATCGACTCATGGCCGATTAACATCCGTAATCGGTTAATAAATGCATCATGATCAAAATCCGGTTTGTTTTCGATGCTCATATGGACCTTCCTGCATTATTTTTACCTTTTCTTGATCTAAATATGGACTAATTGGGCGATATACGGTTTAATAAACTTGTCTGGTTAATATATCGCTCGTTCTACGTTCAGTTGACGCTTTTAATGACTGTAGAACTGTATTAGTAATTATATCGAGCAAGGAGCTTCAATCATGCCACAAATAGTACTTCAGTTAAATGCACCTGTTGCGACAATGGAAAGGTTTGCAGAAATGACAGGTATCCCTTTGGACACAGTTAAATACAGGGTTCACAAGGGTGTCTATCCAATTTTACCGAAAAAAACCACACAAGAACGGCCTCAAATTAACCTCGTTGCGTTCTATTCCGAGTGTGCTTCCCATGCTCATAATTTTGAGCAGTTTGAGTAAATTTATAACCCATATAATGTACAAAGTAAGGGAAGACATCATGTATAACGGCAAAAATCACAAACCATATCTTGCATTTAACTCCGCTTGCGAACGTTTTGCGAACCGGTATGTCATGGCAGAAGTAGCCAGTCAGATTGGAATGTCTCAGCAGGTGCTTCGCAATAAATTGAATCCTGAACAACATCATCACCTTTATGTTTATGAGCTGATTGCGCTGTATCAAGCAACTCACGATGAATCTCTGATTGATGGTGCTTTGCTTGAATGTGGTTTGACAGCAGTGCGATTGCCTGAAGCAAAAGAAGATGCCCAGTTGCTGAAACGGGCAATTGAACTGAATGCGATGATTGGTGGTATTGGTCAACAGGCTTTGCAAATTGTCGAAAAGGGGCGTGTAACCCGAACTCAGCGGAACATGTTGGTTGATGCCGCAACAGTAGCTTTGGGTGATCTGCTCATTTTCATTAATGAAGTTGAAGCCAAATTTCAAATGGTACCAAGTGTCAGTAGCGCACAGCCTGCTTCGCGCTCACTGTCAGGCTGGTAATTTTCCCGAGGATTTTTCATGAGATTACGTTGTCCGGAATGTGGAAACAGAGCGGTATCAAGAACGTCCCGTCATTTATCTCTGACAGTGACAGAAGGATATTACGACTGCACAAACATGGAATGTGGATGCCGATTTAAAGCGTTGACTGAAATTGTGGGTGTTGTCATTCGGGGAGAAGTTCAGAACCCGACACTGTCTGTACCACTGATTAAGCGCCGGGCATCTGCATCAGGAGATTGATTGATGGCTAAACCGTCTCAGCTTTCTATTGCAACATTGTTACACCACCAGGCACTGGTGCCGATCACTGTAAACAATCATCAGTCTGGTTTTATGCAAGCACCAGATGGTCGGCAAATGTATTTGCGTCACAGTTCCCGTCGATCTTTTCGTCGTGGTAAATATCAAATTATTGTGGGGTGAGTTATGACCGTGAAACCCGTTGCTACAGCCAGTGAACATCAATGTGTTGGTTTTCTGTCCGACGATGCATTCAAAGTATCTGCCGGTCATACCGCTTTGCAAAAAATGCGGGCCATGCTGGCACACTCAGGCCCGGCCAGTCGTTACAGCCAATTAAGCCTGCGTGCCCGTGCGGCCATTTGCTACACCGCCAAACTGAAACCCAGTGAATATGCCACCCGTGATCTGGATGATATGACGACCGATGAACGGGAGGCCATCCGCCAGGCCATTATCGAGATCCGCCAGATTGCGGCCAGTTTTGAGGGCTCTCTTGACCGGACCGACTTTCTGCACATTCCCCAACGGGCTGGCCATGATGATGCCCGTTCACCACACCCACTGAATCACCCGATTGAACTGAATACCCAGGCCAGAACTCTGGCGTCACTGGCCTTGTCGCTGAACCAACTTTCATCCTGCCAAGGGGACTGACTCATGTTGATGCATGTCGTATGCGGTAAAGCCGCAGAGCTTTCTACACACTTTGGAAACCGTCTGGTGGGGGCAACCGTCATGACTTCCGTGCTGAGCCGCTGGCAGGGTGGCAAAGCCATCGTGATTGAAATCACGCCCGATCCAGCAGCTCCGGAGATCCCGTTACAGGTGAAACACAACATTACCGGCGAAGAAATGGGTATTTTTGGCGATGAGTTCTTGATGCTGGAAGCGGCGACGCTGGGTGGTGTTCCGGTGAGTGCCTGCTGATGGAGCTCATTGATTTACAGGTACTGATGAACGACAAGAAGCTGGATATTCCGGCTTTTTTTCACGGTGTTGCTGGCCAGACCGATTTGCGCTGGTCACTCAAGCAGCTGGATGGTCTGCCGGATAACATTGTTGCTTCCTTATACCGCCAGTATCTGCGGTTGCGAACTCAGTGCGGGGAGGGTCTGGCCCGGTCGGCCAATATCTGGCTGCGGGAGCGGGTGGGGTGGTTCCGCAAACTACTGCATGCGTTTCCGGTGGAGCTTCATACGCTACGTACTGATGAACAGCGTGCGGCGGTAGCGGTCGACTGGGCCAATCAGGTGGCGATGGTGTTCCAGCAGGTGACTGTGGGTGAGACCGAGCCGCAGGAACCGGAGTGGCTGTTCCGCCTGATGTCAGAGCCGGTGGCGCAATGGGGCTTTGTGCCGGTGCCGCCGAAGTTCCGTGACCGCGAGCGGATGCGGGTGTGGATTGCGGCGATGCTGGCGCGGTTTCTCGATAGTGCATGGTGGCTGCGTAAAATCAACCGCTGCTGGGACCGCTATACCGAACATGCGGCCATCCTGATAGGCAAGGTGCGACGTGGGGTGTCTTCCTATATCAGTCACCAGAATCTGAATGTGTACCGGCAACGTAAAGCGGCAGGCTACCGCTGGATGCAGCAGATGATGGTGATTAACCCGGACTATGACCTGGAACTGCCATTGCATGAAGCCGTGGCGGCCTCGGTGTCCAATCCTC